GCTGGAGATTTTATTGATATGGCAAATGAAAAAATGACAAATAAGCCACACCTTCCCTGGACTCAAAAGGTTAAACTTAAAACTGATTGGGAGTTTGGAAAAAACTGGTTAGATATGAAACGTGTATCATCAGCAGCAGGAGAAACAAATTTATAAACCCTCAATAAACGAAAGGAGTAAAACTATGCTTAATTTAACTAACTTCATTAAATCTGGTTATGGATGCGTATTTGTTGAAACTATGGAAATTAAACGTGCAATCAAATCAATTGAAATTGACGATCCATTTAAAACGAAACTATGGTCTCCTATCCGTGGATTGGTTAATAACTACCATAGCTTTGCTGACGATGAACCTATGAATGCAATTCAAATTCTCCAAAGGACAGTTGGGCAACAAGTAGATGGTAATTTTCTTGCTGCTCCCCACAATACTGCCTTTATTCTGGAATCGTTTGATGAATTCATTGAAGCATTTGATATAGTTCAAACTATCCTTGACATTTATGATATGCTCAAGGCAAATGCAACAATGCTTATCATGATCGGTTCTAACTCCGAATCAATTCCTGCCAAATTAAAAGAATTTATCCCCGTTGTACAATTTCATATGCCAAATGAATCCGATATTAGAACAATTGCTGAAAGCATTGCCGAATCCTCAATTGATGGATTAGGTAATGAATATGCTGATAAGTTTCAGATCAATGATGCTGTTATTGAAGCTTGCAAAGGATTAACCTGGGAAGAAATTGAAAATGCCCTTGCTAAATCAGCAGTTGAAACCAGATCATTTGATTACAAGCATATTATGGAACGTAAGAAAATGGTCATTAAGCAAACTGGATTCATGCAATTCATTGAACCTGAACCAATTGAAAATTTAGGTGGTCTGGAAAAATTCAAAAGCTATTGGCAATTGAGGGCTGAACCTTTTATCAATGACAATTCCAATAAGCCCAAAGTTAAAGCTATACTCTGTGCTGGATTCCCTGGAACTGGAAAATCATTGGGAGCAAAAGTATTGGGATCTATCCTTGATTGGCCTGTCATTCTATTTGATGTTGGTGCAATTAAAGAGGGCATTGTCGGTGAGACTGAAAAGAAAATGCGTAAAGCCACTTACACAATTGATTCAATTGGAAGATGTATTGTTGTAATGGATGAGATTGAAAAATTCTTTGGCAATTCATCTGCCAGTGGTGGTGCTACTGTATCAAGTTCTGGAGTAGATGAAGGTATGCTTGGTCATATGCTTACCTGGATGCAGGAGCGCAAATCTGAAGGTATCCTTTACGGAACTGCCAATAACCTTGACGTATTACCCCCTGAATTCAAACGTGCTGGTGGTAGATGGGATACTATATTCTTTGTCAATTTACCTAATTCAAATGAAATTAAAGAAATCATTTCAATTCATAATAAAAAATATTCATCTGATGTTCCTGCCGATTCTAAATTCTGCCAAAAATTGCATGATGAAGGATGGTCTGGAGCAGAAATTGAGCAATTGGCAAAAGACTCTCATTATGAATCAATTGATGAATGTATTAAAAATATTCCAATTCTCTCAAAACATGAAGCAAAGAAATTTGAACGTACAAGGGAATTGGCAAAGATGTATCGTTGGGCAAATACCAAAGAAGAAACAGCAAAAATTAAACCAAGAAAATTAAAACTCAATTAAAATGAATGAAAGAAGTAATACATTAGACTTATTGGCAAAGGCAGTTGAACAATCATTGACCAACATCTATGGTAAAAAGGTTGGATTTGCTTTATTCATGTTTGAATTTGGATCAAAAAAAGCAGGGGATTACATTAGTAATGCCAATCGTGAAGATATGATTAAATTCATGCGTGATTTAGCCAATCGACTTGAATCAAATGATGGAATTATTGGTAAGACAATTGGAGAAGCATAATTAATTTGGAGGTTTAACTCCTCCCCTGCCCACCAAACAAAAGAAAGGAGAAATGAAATGAACAAAGAAGAAATGTACAAAAGAGCAATTGATGAAATTCACAGCATGACCTCACATGGATTAAAAGCTCAATTGATGAGAGCAGATCGTGATTCTTCACAATGTTGGAGAATTGCATTGACAATTGCTGATCGTATCATAAAGCAATGTAAAAGAGCAAAGGAGGTGGCAAATGAGTCATAACGAAGTAATTGAATTGGAAGTGACAGATCTTAAAACCCTGGCAAATACAGCTAAACGATTAGGTGGTCAATTGATGCTTAATCAAAAAACCTATAAATGGTTTGGCAGAAACGTAGGTGATTACCCTTTACCGGAAGGGATAAGTGTGTCTGAATTAGGAAAATGTGAACACGCAATTAAATTCCCTGGAATCAATTATGAAGTTGGGGTAATCAAATCAAAAACCTCAAGGGGAGCATACTCATTGCTTTGGGATTTCTTTGATTCCAGATTAAAAAATAAAATGGGTGGAGAAAAAGCAATCAGTTTTATTCAACACTATACAATGGAAAAAGCAACTCAAGCAGCAATGTCAAAAGGTAAACTGTGTCGTGAATCCGTAATCAAAACCCAATTGGGAGAAAAACGCAGACTTGTAATAAATGTATAAAGGAGGTGATTGAATTATGCAAAAACAAATTATTATAGAAGTTGATGAACAAGGTAAAATTCATTTTGAAACTGATGGATTTATTGGTGAAGAATGTATAACCGATAAGATTGTCAATCACATTAAAAATGAATTGGGCAAAGGTCTTGGGCCAGAATTCAAACCTGTATTCTATCAAAAGAATCAAGTCAGAACAGTACATAAAAATTTCTGTGGATAATGTCATTAGATGGCTTACATAATTTAAGACCAATTAAAATGAATTACTATACTGTCATACTTTTAATACCTCACAATGGCAATCGAATTGTATTGGATGGGGTAACAGCAGAAATTGAAACAAGGAATTGGATTTCAGTATCTCCGAATCCTCATTTAGATATTGTTCTTGAAATACATTATACAGGCAAAGAACAATATGAACAATTAAGAGATGAAATTTTTATTGTAAACAAACCTATTTATCTTTATTTTAAAGATGTTCATCCAAATTTAATTAATGTTTATTGTAAAAGTATGACAGCAGATTCCAGAAAAATAACAATTAGATTTTTCGGAAATACAACTGATAAAGAATACCTTGATTATGTTACAGAACTTGAAAATCATTTCAATAAATTTGAACCTGTTAAAGAAAAAAAGATTCGGATTTTTAAACGTAAATTAACTTTCTAATAAACGAAAGGAGTAAAATTATGAAAAATTTAGCGCAATTAAAAGAGGGTCAAACACCTTATAAGATCGCAACTGGAGCAGCAAATGAATGCAATATATTTGAATTAGGTACATTGCTGCATTTTGAAACTCATTCATGGCAAGCAAGGAAACGATTGGATAAAGACGTAGCTAAAAAAATATCCAAGAAAGCTGAAGGTGAATGGGTTAGGGCTAATAAACTTTTAATCAACAGGGAACATTTAACAGAGATCAATTCAGTTATTACAACAGCAAGAAATTACGTATGGGATATTTCCAATCCGTTCCCAATTAAAGGTATTAATTTTATTGCCTTAGAAATTGCTGAAGAAGCAAATAAAAAGCTTAAAGAATTTAGTGAACAATTACAGAAATTAGTAAAACCCTTTGTAGACCAATATTCACAACATATTTCTGAAGCAAAGGAACAATTGGAAAAAGACGGTCTGTTCAATCAAGATGATTATCCTCATCCAAATGACATTGCTAATAGATTTTGGATCTATTGGAGAATGTTCGATATGGTAGTTCCTTCCAATGCTACCGATGCCATTTACAAAGAGGAATCCAAACGAATTAAAGATCTATTTACTCAAACCAGAACTGAAACCATCCTGGCATTACGTGAGGGTTTTGGTGATATTGTTACTCATTTAGCTGATACCATGAATGGTAAGGCTAAAGGTGAAAAGAAACGTGTTCGGCCTGAAGCAATTGAAAAGGTAATGAAGTTTTTTGACACCTTCCAATACAAAAATGTATTTAAAGATAGTGAATTAAATACTCTGGTAAATCAGGCAAAAGAATTGCTTATTGATGTAGAACCTCAAGATCTAAGGGATGATAAAGCTTTAGCAAAGCTTATTTCTACTGAAATAAGTGATATTAAAACTCAATTGGATAATTCAGTGGAAACATTTAAACGTAAGTTAACTTTTTAAAGGAAAAGTGAAAATGCATACTTTAGACGGATTTAAAAAATTCACCCACAAAGGCAGATCCACTAATCCAAAAGCTGTAATTAGAAAAAATGGACAAATGGGATTCAATTCTGGTGCAATAGGTAAATATAATTTAGATATTTTTAAATTCGTCATTCTTTATATCTCTGAAAATAAAAAGGATAGAATAGCAATTAAATTCACTAACAATGATAAAGAAAGTGGATTGGTTAAAATTCAAAAAAGATCAGGGAGTTTTGCATTTTCAGCTATAACATTTTTAAATTTCAATGATATAGATTATTCAGAAACTACCAATTATGATTTTATCTGGCTTGAAGCAGAAAAAACCGCAATCTTTAAACCAAAAAAGAGGTTAGACAATGCCATTTGATTCAGAGTTTAGTCTTGACAGATTTAATCTTGAAGTTGAAGCCGACCGTAATCCAGAATTGATCCGAAAATATGGAAAACTTACTTCCAGATACAAAGCATTAGCATTAGATGAAAAGCGTAAGTTAGAAATACTTGAAGGTGAATTGTCTGAAGAATACAGACGTAACAAAAAAGATTATGGTATTATCAAGGATACCGATTCTGTAATCTTTAAACTGGTTAAAGGAGATCCAAAATATGAGGAGCAATTTTATAAATGGATAGAAGCAGACCGTAAATATGAAGATGCTAAAAGCGCAGTTCAATCATTAACCAATAAAGGATTTATGATTAAGATTGAAGCCGAATTATGGCTTAACAACTATTATTCAGAACCTACCGTGTATAATAAAAAACCAAAACGAATTAAATTGGAAGAAGCAGAAGATTATTAACCATTAAAACTACAAGGAGAAATTGCTATGTCATTATTAAGTGATCGTTTACAAAAGAAAAAATTGATTGTACCAGTAAAAAAGTTTGGAATTAAACCTAAAAAAACAGAGTCATTAGCATCTAAATTTCAAAGACGTTCTCAATCTGTATTGGACAAAACCTATGAATCCAGAGAAGATAGATCTAAAGCTGGAGGTATGGGAAAACAGATTTTTGAAAAAGAAGTAATGGAAGAATTTGGCATTACAGAATTTCAACCTACTGCTGGAGATCGGTTTATTGAAATCCTTCCAATTAGTTTTGATCCTAATATACCCTATTTCAGAGAAACGTGTGTCCATTTCTCAGTAGGGTTTTCTCAAGATCAATTCATTTGTCCTCACAGATTCTTAGGACAAAAATGCTATCGTTGTGAAGTACAGCAAAAAATGTTCAGGGTTAACAAATCAGTTACTGATGAAATCAAACGTTTATATCCATCAGATCGAATTGTTTACCTGCTTTGGGAACGAACAAAAGAATTGCTTGAAGAAGAAGCTCCCGATTTTTCCCTCCAAATATGGAACGCTCCTAAAAAGAAAGTCCATTCAAAAATTCAAAACCTGACAAGGGATAAACTCAAAAGAACTACCTTGGACATTTCAGATGTAACAACTACTGAAGGTCGCACAGTTGGATTGACAATTACAAGGCAAGGTGACTTTCCCGATTACAGTGGTTTTGAACTCCATCAAAGACAAGATCCAATTCCTGAAGAAATCCTTGAACAATTGGAATCAATCATTATTACAGCAGAAGAACGTGGTTATAAAAAATATAGCCTTGATATGTTCTTTCATATTCCAGAATATGATGAGATTAAGGAATCTATGATGACAGAAGAAGATCAAGATCCAAATGAAACTTCTGATGATTCTGATGAAGGTGTTAAACAAACACGTTTTCCACGTCAACAAAAAGAACAAGAACCAACCCACGGTACTCAATCTAAAGAAAGTGTTGAAAAAGAAATTCTTGAATACTGTGAGGAGTTATCAAAAGAGTTGACTGAAATATCATTACTCGGATTTAGCAAATGGTGTCGTGAGAATAATTACGAAGAAGCTATTGGTATGGACAAAACTGAAGCAATTGAAGCAATTGTTGAAGATGTATATACCAAAATGTTAGCTGATTCTGATATTCAACTTTAAATTATAATTTTAGGGGGGCTTAATTGCTCCCCTAAAAAAATTTGTCCAAAGGAATTGAAATGAAACGAATTAATATCAAAGCTAATAAACCATCTTTACGGGATAGGTTGAAAACTGCTGAAACTATTCCTGTAGTATTAAAAAAACCCCTGTATTTCATAGATTCTGGATCTTGGATGCTAAATTTGGCTCTTACCAATCACGTAGATCGTGCTTATCCAATTGGTAGAGTAATCAATCCAGTTGGGGATTATTCAACGGGTAAAACCCTTCTGGCCTGTGAAGCAATCAATTCAGTTTGGTATCATGAATATAAACGTAATAAGAAAAAAATTAAAATGTATTATGATGAACCGGAACACGCATTTGATCATAAATTGGCAAGCCAGTTTAAAATGCCATTAACTCAAATAATTGGATTACGTGAAGATTTAACAAGCTACAAGCATAAGAAAGGCGAAAAACCATTTCAGAGATCCAGAACAGTAGAAGATCTTTATAATAACTTGGATTGGATTTCTAAAAATGATGGTGATAACGATATTGTTATTTATATTATCGATTCATTGGATTCTTTACGTGATGCCAGAGAAATTAAACATATAGAAAAAAAGGGAATTGAAAAACAAGATATGGGTGGTGGTAAAGCAAGGGTATTATCTCAATTATTTCGTAATTGTATTGAGGGCATTCACAATTCAAATATCTTATTAATAATCCTATCTCAGATCAGAAAAAAAATTGGACTTACCTTTGGTGATCCTAATACAAGAGCAGGAGGTAAAGCCCTGGATCATTATGCTACACATATCTTCCAATTAAAAGAAATAGGTAAGATTCAGAATGAAGACAAAATAAATCAAGGAATTGAAGTTGGAGTCCGAATTAAAAAGAATAAAACAGGCAGCAGATACAATGATGTTAATTTTGATATTCTTCATGGTTGGGGAATTGATAATTACACTTCTGCTGTAAATTTCTTATGGGATAACAAAGCACTTGAAAAATCCGGTAACTACATAATTTTTGAAGATAAAAAACTATATCGCTCACAGTTAATTGACCTTTGTGCAAATGAACCAGTAGTAGCCCAAACAGTAAAATTATTATTACAAAATCATTGGGATACTATGATTGAAAAAGCAGAAATTAAACGTAAACCAAAATGGAGAGAATAAATACTTGAATGAATTGAAATTAAAATTTTAAAAATTTTTGTGAGGACAAATGGAAGATAACTTAAAAGGACTTTTAAAAACTTACAAAGAGTTTACGTTCCTCAAACAAACGGATCTTTTACGTTTTTATATCGATAAATTCTATCCAAACCAAACCATTGCAGTTATCTATGATTGTAAAGAAGCAATTGAATCTGTACCCCGATTAAGCATATTAAAACGTGATAACTATGTTGCTTATATAAAAGCAACTAACTCTGATATTATTACTATCCAATTCAACTCTATTGCAGAAGCAGAAGATTGGCTTTTCTCATTTAGAATGGACTTGAAATGGGAAATATATAAAAATTGTAAGTTAGTTCGCAATAACAAAGGAACAATAAAATGAAGGGTGGAAATTTTGAAGGTGAGGTATCAAAAGAATTTTCTCTTTATCTTACTCATATGAAAACAGATGATGGTGTTTGGCGAACAGAAGGATCAGGTGGTCGTGTAACAAATAAAGCGAAAGCAAATATGCTGACACGCATGGATCAATGGGGAGATATAACCTATACTATTCCAGAAACAAAATTCTGGTTTGATGTTTTTTCTATTGAATGTAAAACTGGATATGCAAAAAAGACTAAAGACAAAACCAAAACTAAGACAACCTTAACTCATTGGTCATTATTAGATATGATCGATTCTTCTCAAAAAATTTGTCAATTCCATGAGTTTTGGGAGCAATGCCTTAATGATGCTGTTGAATCTAAACGTGAACCAATGCTTATCTTTCGCAGAAATAGAAGATCTAAATGTATAGCTATGCATAATGATATATTTAATGGATTCATTGAAAAATTTAAAAAACCATCAGTGAATTATCTAACTTTAAATACAATGTTTGATCCGTTACCTATAACAATTATGAATTTAGATCATTTCTTTGATTGGACAGAACAAATCAGTGAAAGCATAATTCGGAAGTATATTATAAAAAAATTATTAATAAGAATAAGAAAGGAATACTATGAAAAAAAATAGTGGTGTCAATTGGATATTCAATGACCATGCTGTAGAACGGTTCTTTGAACGCACAGCTTTAAATATAACTAAAAAAGATATTGTCAAAGCAATCGAAAA